TCTCCTTCCGGTTGTGGGACTCGAAGAACTCGTGAATGCGGCGGCGATCCTGGGCGCTTATGCCCTTGGAGTTGCCGATCATGCGCTGTGACGAGATGCCCAGGCGTCTCACGATCTGACCCAGGGCCTGTGGCGATATGCGCAGCTCGATCGCAGCCTCTCTGAGGTTGATAACTCCTTCTGTATCAGGCATTAAGGTGATTTCCGGTTTGAACGACACGATCAAAGTTCAGACATGGGACATACTAGACTTTGACCGGAACGCCGTCAAGAATGAGTAAGAAAATTTCGAGAAATCTCGATGTGATCTGTAGAATTGGTCGTTTGCTCAAGATGGGTAGTTCACCTAACTTCACGGAGCCACACGAATGTTTTCGCTTCTGGTTGCGGTTGTTCTGGCGCAGGCGCCCACGTCTACCTTGTTCCAGGTGACCGAGGTGAATGGCCTGAAGTACGAGATAACCAGCTACGAGATGGACGGGGACTGCTATATCTTTCATCGTCCAGACGGGACAACTTCGCGCTGGTTCCGGAATCGGATCAGGTCGATCCAGCGAATCGATGGTGCGGCTGTCCCAGCCCCACCACCCGCTCCGGAAATCCCCGAAGCTCCCAGGAAGGAAGAGACCAGGAAGATCAGGGTCCCTGATGAGCCCCTGGACCTGATTCCTGGAAAGGAATACATGCTTTTCTGTGCGATTGATTCAGATCAGCATGATGTGGCTGCGGGGTCGCGGTTGAAGGACTGGGTAACCTTCATGACTCCCAGACTGCAAAGCGAATCCGCCAGGGAAGAAGTCCGGATCAATCATCATGTTGTTTATCTGAAGGCGGGAACGCTGGTAACCCTGTTTCGCCTGGATCGCACGATGAAGCGACGAGCGATTAAACCCTCTGGAAGAGATGAGTATTTCGAGTACGCGATCGTCAAGGTCCTGGAAGGATCGAACAAGGGGAAGTTCATGTATGTAGGAAGGGAATGCGTGATGGAGTATCACTGGAAAGAATCGATCATGTGATCCCAAGTTTGCGGAACTGGCACTGGAGACAGTGATAGGTCGTGGTGGCGCCACGACGTGAAGGCATACCCTCGTTCGTACTACACACATACATTTCGAGACAGCCACAAGGGTTGTCCTGGGCGGGAATCTCGAGCGAACGACCCAGGGAAGAACAGTTGGAGACGGCGTCGATCGCCAGGTTGTACTCGGGCTTCGGCACGGAATCGCGCAGAGCTTCCATCCTGGCGCGCATGGCCGGATTCATGGTGGAGTGGGCTCGATAAAATTCAGGCCCGGGTCGTCAAACTCATACAAGGATATGGAGCCATTGTCCCATTCAACAATCATGATTCCTGTCATGTCAATAACAGTCCCAGGATTGACGATGTAATAGGATGGTCCGAATCCCGTTCCGATCATGGAATCCGCGGGAGGACTACTATGGGTGACACTTTCGCCAACATTATAAGGAGGAACTGGCATGGGTTATCCCGAGAGAGTTACGATACAAGATGAATCTCCACCCAGAAAGATTTGTCCATTTGTCATTGTGAATGGCGGCCCACAGGAGTTGCCCGGAAATCCAGGGGTCCATTTGTAGCGGACACTATCACGGAAGGGTGATCCGAATGGAGACGTCTCATAGACGCGCGTTAGGACATATTGCCCAGTCACGCATGTAAGAAAGTAATAAAACGAGACTGCGAGGACCGTGTCAAAAAACGTCGTTGTGCTCAGATAGGAATTTGCTGCTGAGACTACAGGCAGGAGCGGTCCAGGTGTCGGACCAAATTGAAGTGTTGCGCTCTGAAATATCCCATTATTTGAGGCTGGTTTGCTCGATACCATATTGATCGTGTTGGGCATCGGCGAACAGGTACAACCCGGGATTCCGCTGTTGGTGCCGCCGCCACTGCTTCCTCGACGTGGGTACTCGAAGATGTATGAGCCCCCATCGAGCACATCTCTGCTCTCCAGAAAAACAACAAGAGCATCGAGCCCGCTGACTCCATTCAGCTCCACCGCGGTACTTCCCGAGATCCCGCCAGGCACGGTGGTCCAGAGGATGATGCCCATGACCTCAGTACCCGTGACCTCCTCGAACTGATAGGGCGAAGAGGAGCCCGAAAGTCTGGCCCAGAATCCACGGGGCTGAAGGTACGGGTTCCGGCGTGCACGTGAGAGCTGATTGATGCCCTGGGTCAGACCATTCAGGGTGCGGGCACTGACAGGCGTGTAGGGCCGCTGATAGTGTTCACTACGGAAGCCCATAACTCCTCCTCATGGGCAAGTTCCATAGATGAAGACGTAGCGTCCCGATCCGGACTCGCGGCGCAGGAAGACCCTGACTGGCAGGGTGAGCGCGGAGTTGCCGTTGGCTTCATAGGCCAGATCCACGCCACCATTGTCGGAAACAATTGCGGGTAGATCGAGCCATGTGGAGCCCGCAGGATCGCCTGTGATTCCTTGCCAGGTGTATGCGCCTCCCGAGCCCGAGGTGGCAATCAAACGAGCGTAGACCTCTTCTGTGCCAATCCCCACCTCGTTCTGGATACCCGCCGCCTCGATACTGATGAGCCCAGGATTCACCCTGCGCCTGTGCAGGTTGTTGATCGCCTGGATCATGGGGTTGATCCGGCGCGCACTGGTGAAGATCAGCGGAGTGTAGGGCCGCTGAAGTGGGAAGCTACGACCGTAGAGGCCCTGCCAGGACATGGGGTAATCTCAAGTAAAGTCGATACCAAAGAGTATGGAGATATCGCTGACAGGATAGGGACTGACACCACCTGCTCCTGACGTTTTCACGATTTCGTAAACACCCTTTTCATTCAGGAACTCATTCCATGTGTGGTTTGCGCTACAGAGTAGCCGTAGAGGGATATCCCAGAGTCGCCCTCCCGTAGCAGGATCTGCCGTGGGGCTAATTTCTCCCATGAGGAACAAGACATGCTCTGGCCCGAAAGATCGATCACCAACCTGTACCGGGTTCATGTTGACGCTGCCGGAAATAGTCATGATAGCATTGATTACAGTAAATGGCATATAATGGCGCATCAGTTCCAGTTCAAGATGGACCTGAAGCAAGCCCACGTGGCTATTGAGCAGGGGTCTGGCGGTATCTCCTGAATAGAAGAATGTGGCCTTCGTGGGCGGAACGAACACCTCGGTGGAGGTGCGGACTGTGGGAGTCACGAAAGCGATGTTCAGGACATCCAGGTTAGCAGGATCGAACTCTCCCGGGTTGTAGCTCGGCACCGTGAACTGGCACTGAAGGACCGCATCCTGATAAGCGCCAAATCCATTCTCCTGGTTCGTGATCCAGCCGATACCGGAAACATTGGGGATCGAGGTGCAGACCCAGTAGGGTCCCGCGATGCCGATGGTCCGGAAGTCCTCGGCCACAAGCGAGTCAAAATACTCGAGAGGAGGAATCCGATCGATGGTTCCTCCTGTGGACCCGTTCAGCCCCAGAAGTCCCTGGATCACCTCCTGGCGGTCGGCCCAGGCGCACTTGATGAGCAGGGTGGCCGTGGGACCTCCGGGAACAAATGACTCCACGAGAGATTGCGATCCCTCGCCAGGCACGAAGAACTCGCAAGGAATCCCGTTGATCTCAAACGGTGGACTGAATCCCATATCACGGTCCCGCCAGGAGGCCACCAAAGATCATGCCTGGCCCAAATCCGAAACCGGGAACCGCGGGAGCGGGACCACCTGCGATCCGGACAGATAAAGTGGCTTCACCCCGGGCGATCGATGCGATGAACTCGCGCGTCTTCTTGGCATCGCTCTCCATCGATCCGGACTGAAGGGCCTTGTAGTATTCCGCCAAGGCATAGGTTCCTGGAGTCTTTTTACCCGTATGCTCATCAAAGGTCCGTTTTCCATGTAAGCTGGCGCGATCGCTTCCGGGACCACCAGCCAGGATCTCCTCGGGAGATGAGAGTCCCGTCTCGATATCAAACATGGCAGCATCAACTCTTTTTTTGACGAGGTCCGCAAGCATTTCTTCTGGAGAAGCACCCATCTCCAGATCGAAAAGCATCATCTCCCTGTCAAACTTCTCGGGATCTTCGGCGCGCCTGCGCTCGCGTTCTCGTTTCCTGAGTTTTCCTGTGAACTTCTTCTCAAGTTCATCCCGACGTTCCGCGTCCTCTCCAGAGAGTGTGTCTCCTCCAACATCCTTGAAAAGATCACCAAATCTGAACTCACGTGTCTTTCCAGTGATGGGATCTATTTCTTTTCTCATTTCATCAAGGGATTCCCTGAGAGCCTTGAACGGATCGAAATCTGCACCCTTTCCAAAGCCAGGAGAAAACATGGCAGTAAACATCTTTGTTCCCATTTTCCACATTAACATAACTGCTGCTTCAAAATTATCAATCATGAAACCAATAGCATTAATACACAAAATCTTGAAATTTCCCCAGAGAGACTGAAACTTCAGGAGCATGTAATCAACAACATCATTAAAATCCTCTCCGATTAAACCAAAGATACTGACGAACTTGGCGATCTCATCGGCAATGCTCGTGAATTTTCCTTTGATGGACTCGAAGAAACGCATGAATGCTTCAGTCAGAGCAATCATCGCGTCCATGAACGCATTCACGATGGGCAGTAGCTTGGTCCCGATCTCGGCACTGGCAATCGCAAGAATATTAAGAAAGCGCTTCTGCTTGTTCTCGGTCGTCTCGGCCATCGTGGCATAGTCGCGCAGGATACTGGCGCCACTCGCAAACTCTCCATTGGCCATCCGGATGTAAGTCTTGAGCCGCTCGAACTGCGAGCCCAGCTTCAGCAAGGTCCCAGCCGTGCGCCGACCCTCCAGGTTCATGGCGTCCAGAACCTTGAACTGGCTGAACTTATCGAACTGGCGCAGGCCCTTGATGAACAGGCCCAGGGCGTCCAGGACATTGGTCTTCATGACCTCCGAGAACTTCTTGAATGTGATCGAGGGATCAGCCGCCGCAGCAACAGCCGCAAACTCCGCAGTATGCGTGGCCATCCGGGCAAGCACCTGATCCACCGCCGTGGTGCCGATCGCCACCTCGATACCCGCATCACGCATGACCGCAGCTAAGGCCATGGTCTCCTGTACAGTAATTCCCAGGATGACCGCATGTCCCGCCATTTGCGCGGTCATGGCCATGATCTCACGACCCGTGGCCTTGGATCGCTTGTCTAATTCGTTCAAGGCCGAGGCAAACCGCAGCGCTTTCTCGGCACCCAGTCCGAAGACGTCGAGGATCTGCTGCATGCGCAGCGCCACCTCGTCCGCGGGGATGTCCTGAAGAACCGCCTGGATCATGGCCACATCTTTGGTGAACTCGACGATCTTGTCGCCGGCTAAACCAATACGACCCGCAAACGTGGCCACACTGAACAGGCTCTCGATGTCCACACCCGACATGGTGCGGCCCAGGTTCTGGATCTGCTTACCGAGACCTTGCAGCTCCTTACCGGAAAGACCCGTGGTGGTCTTGAGGATCGCGAGCTGGGTCTCCAGGTTCATGGCCTTGACGGTGGTCTGATCAAAGGTCTCACTAAGATTGGTCATGGATAATCGAACAAACTGAGCAGTCAGGCCAACCATCGCCCTGCTCACCTGGCCGACCGCATGCAGGAAGGCGCCCACCGGCATGTTCAGGCCGATAGTCAGAGCACCAGCGGCGAATCCAGCAGCCATTACGAGAGACCCTTCATGTTCGGAGCAACCGTGGCAAAGAGCCGACCCAGACCCTCTCCCCCTTCTTCCTGGATCGCATCCACTGCCTTATCACATTGCTCACGGCTGATTGCATGTCCGGTCTTCTGGACCGAGTACCAGACCAGCTCTTTGAGGCCCTCGTCCGTCATGAAAGCTTCCAGGTACTCGGATGAAGCCATCGTGATCGGCTTATAAAACTGGGCCAGAGCTTCCTTCATCATGATCTGTTGAAGCGCTGGAGAGAACAGGTCCATCCTGGAAGCAATCTGCTCCAGAGGATCAGGTCGGCGCTTCTTGACCCAGGCGAGGAACTGGGTGAGTTCCGGAAGGCCGATGCGCTTGAGCGGATAGTCCTTGCCGTCCACGCACAGCGCCATTGGCTCCAGGATGGGCTCAGGAGCGTCCAGGGGCATTTCCGGCTCCGGAGTGGCTGAAACCTTGAGCGATGGCTCCTGGGGCGTCCCAGAAAGAAATGGAGGGGGTTCGGAGGATTTGTTTCGTCTTGGCGACATGGATTATTCCCAGAGAGGTCCCTGTTCGCGAGCAATGGCTTTTTCGTAAGTTGCCTGATCCGTGATCTCTACACTGTACTTCCCGTCGCTCCGCAGGCATACCAGTTGCGGCCAGGTCATCTTGAGGATCTTGTCGGGAGGCAGCCAGAATGGATCGTTCATGAGCGAGTGGAATAGTCCCCACCAGTCAAACACCTTGTGGGGACCATCCGGATCTTCCTCTTCCTCGTCTTCAGCACGATGAGTCGGTACGTCACCCCACATCGTATTCAGGACCGTGCGCACACCATACCGGCCCAGGTGCCCATAAAGCAGAGATGCCTGGGATCGTGTGAATTTGCGACCGCGACGGATCGAGAGGTAGAGCAGCTCCGTGATGCCGCCAATGGAGTGCGTCATGAAATGAGCCCGCGGACTACCGATCACGGGTCGTCCTCGCAGTGCCCGTTCCAGCCCCCGCTCAAGCAGGTATCTCTGCACCTGGGGCGCAAACTCCGTGAGGTTCCGGCAGATTGATTCTTCCGGGTCAGGGTTCTGCTGATCGAGCCAGACCTGGAAGCGCCCCAGGGTGAAAAGAGTCTGGGGATAGAGCCAGTACGTTTTGCTCTGGATCTTCAGGGGCCTTGGCTGGCCAGTGAGTGTCGCCAGATCATTCACAGGGTCGTCCAGAATCCATAAGATGTTGCATTCAAGTTGTATTCAACGATGTTGTCGAATTGTATCCGGGATCGGAACTCCAGGACATCCATCAAACCACGACCCGAGATCAGAGATCCGGGACTGAAAAGAGTGCAGGGGATTCCTGTGGCGCCCGAGAACAGAAAGCCCAGGAGAGCCGCAGGAACGGCCGTGGTGTCATAGAGCCCGGTCACGCGCATGGATGTCCAGAGCTTGACCACCCGCTGGGTGCGATAGATCACGCCACCATCAGGATCATAGTGCGTGCTTCCGGTGTTCTCCTGGACCATGCGCTGGACCTCGAAGTCCATCTCGCGGAATGGTAGCTCGATACCATTGATCAAGAAGTGCGAATTTATCCCCAGAATCTTGGCCATGAGCCGTTGACCTCATTCAGGCGGCTCAACTGTTGGCCACGAACACCCCGTTCGATACCAACTTGCAGGAGTAGCCAATGGTGTTATCCACGGGCACATCCGCCTTGAAATCGGTGATGTCGAAAGCGCCGTGACCGAAGGTGGTGCCCGTGGAGAACTTGATCGAGCACAACACTGCCAGCGCCCCAGTAAAGAGAATGGTGGTGAGGGCGGCCGAGGTGATCGAGGTGTCGTACCAGCCCGAGACCTCGATCTCGACGTTACTGGTGACCGGAAGCTGACTCTTCCAGATCAGGTCGCTTCCCGAATCGTAGTTCTGGTTATCTGTGGTGTCTGCCAGGGTCCTGGCCACATTTGTCCCGAACTTGGTGAAATTCAACTGGTTGCCGGCAATCGTGATCGTGCCGGATTTTCCCGTGAGCTTGGCCATCAATCTCTCCTCTTCCTGGGGCGCCGGTCACACGTCCACGCCAGCAAAAATGATATCGAGAGTGCAGTTTGCACTGGGAGTCATGAGTAGGCTCTTGTTGCCTGATCCCACGATCCATCCCGTGACGTTGGGAGCCGCAGCGATATGAAAGGCTCCGTTGGCGTTGGTAACGCTGGGAGCCTGAAGGATAAGGGTTCCCGTCCCTGTGATGTAGCTCGTCCAGGGGGTAGCACCCGCATTACCCAGGGTGAGCGTGACCCCGTCCGTGCTGGTGCCGTAAAGCTTGAAGAGGATCAGCTTGACCCGGGCGAAATTGACGGCGGCTCCCAGGATATCCACCATGGCCTGGAGGTTGGCGGTCTGGGGTGTCGTGCCCGTGAAGGTGTACGTGGCCACGCTGATCAGGTTGATCTGATCCACGCCCGTGCCGTTCTTGAGGATGAGCGACAGGGCTTCCGTGATGGACAGCGATCCAGAAGTCAGGAATGAAGAAGACGGGACCTGGCTGGCGCTGAACTGGGGCTGAATCGAGGCAGAGACAATGCTACCCACGAGGGGAACCCTCCTGCTTGAGAGGCACGTGCTCGTGGCAACCGTTGCCCGTGGCTCGCGTCTCGGGATAGTGTGTGACGACCTGAAAGATGGGCTGATCGGAGGAATCGATCCCTGTCATCAATACGGTGGATTGTGGGGCGTGCGCGCGGCAGATCCCGTCCTCGCCGAGGACAGGATACCAGTGCTTGCAGTCCTGGCAGTCCGGAGGTAAGGGTTCTAGTGCCGTCGCCAATCGGTGGACTCCTCATTAGAGTCTGGACCTGTTTCTGGACCATAATTTCCACCACCACCGCCGCCGCCGCCGCCACCTCGTAAAAATCGGTGCCAGTTGATCTGGCCTACTCTGTTTCGTCTCGCAGGCTGGCCGCCTGTTCGGGCTGTGCCTGAACCACTTCTGCTCGATCCCGACATGCCCCGTGGCCTTCCTCCGGTTCCGGTTGTGCCTGGTCTTCCCCCGGTTCCGGTTGTGCCTGGTCTTCCCCCTGCGTACTTGGCATGAACTTGAGGGGTACTTGCAGCCGATCGTCCCATGAACTCCAGACGAGGAGGTGTACGACCCCGGAACTTGGAGGCAATCTTCTGATCGATCACCCGATTCATGCGATTACCGATATGAATCACCTGAGCGTTGGCTTTCGGAGCATGCACACTACCACCCCTGGTTCCAAATATACTCTCTCCACCTTGGCGGATCTGCCCGAATTCCAGGGTGGTCCTCACATTCCAGGGAATTGCTTTCAGGAGTGCGGGGCGAAGGAATGGCTGGGGGAGCATGAAGCGGGTGCCGTACTCCACGAAGAACGCATAGTGCGTATCGGCATGAAGAGTGAGCCGCTTCTCGCCGTTCGAGTCGCGCTGCTGGTACGTGAAGCCGATGGAATTCTGGAGTTCTCCAGTATCCACGGGCACGTAATGACGCGCCCAGGACACCGCGCCCTTGCCGACCTGGATCAAGAACTTATCGGCTTTGTCCTCGACGTACTGAGTCGCGCCCTTGCCGAACCAGTTCCAGACCACGTTGAATAAGTTCATGAGGAGGCCCCCTCGATCAGATACCGGAAGCCGATGATCCGCTCCCGCTCCACAGGAATACCCACACCCGGCTCGGAAGAAGGTCGCACAAATTTGGGGATGTTCCGGAGATAAAGAAGCGTCCCAGAAGAAAAAGCAAGAGGGACATCGTTGAGTGCGTCGATGACTTGCTTGCTCAGTGACTTGGCCTGGCGAAGGTTACCCGCAAAGATATGAACAGCCAGGATTCCCTGTTCGATCGAGTCCCCGGTGTTCTCGTAGGATTCCTGGGATTCCGGTTCCAGAAAGAAGAGATAGGGCGGGTCCTGGTTGGTGGGGTCATCGGACTGGAACTTGCTATTCCCGGTTGGTCCCGTGTCACCAAACGCGGATGCCACGGAACCGCTGTTGTAAGAGCGCAGCCAGGCGATGCACGCCGCTACCAGATCGACATCAGTGGTCGGTGTAAGTCCCGTCGGGTTGTAGTAGTTGCCTGGATAGAACGGCATGTTCAGGTTGTCGTGAGGGTGACTGCTGTTCGTCCCGTGGAATTCGTGGTCGCAACAATTCGGATGGTGCCAGGATTGGCCAGCGCCGAGAAAGTGAAGTCGCCCGATCCATCGACTACCAGTTTACCAGCGGCCTCGGCTCCGATGACCTGGAGGGCCTGACGAGCATTGACTCCGGTCTCGATCATGACCGCATCGAGCCCATCGGCCGCGAGCTTATAGCCGGTCTTGTCACCTGCTGAGGACGTCCCCAGGATATTGCCAGCCGTCCCCGCTCCATAACTTCCCGGCAGGTTCGTGGCCCAGGGATCTCCGGAGCTGCCCGCTGCCTGCATGGCCGCACCGAACGTACCGGAGGTGGTGTGTCCCGTTGTAGCCAGGTCCCACACCGAGGCCGCGCTGATCCCGGCCTGAATCTTGGTCACCGCTGCCGCCGAGACGCTCGCCGCACTGATCCAGTCGGTGGGTAGAGCCGGAAGCGTCGTGAGGGAATAGCCGGTCTTGTCATTATTCGTGGTAACGATCACACCAGCAGCAAGTGCCACAGCACCGCCCGAAAGGTTATCGAGGTAGCCCGCTCGAGTGCCACTTAGCCGAGTCAGGAGCGTGGTGGTGCCGCTCGTGTCACCACCTGCATAGGTCGAGAGTCCAGCCTGGATCTTGGTGACCGCAGCCGCACTGACGCCTGCGCTGCTGATCCAGTCGGTGGGGATCGCAGGGAGACTGGCCAGGGAATATCCTGTCTTGTCGGTCACCGTACCGGCCGTGACCGGAGCCGTGACCGAAGCGACTGCTCCACCTGCATAGGTAGAACGGGTCGAGACCGCCGCATCAAGCTGGCTACCCACGATATTTCCTGCCGTGCCGGCCCCATACGCCCCGGGTAGGTTCGTTGCCCACGGGTCGCCAGCGGAAGCGGCGGAATTCACCTTGGCTCCGAGCGATCCAGCGGCGGGGCTTGTGTTGTCCACGTCCCGCACCGCCGCCGCCGTCACGTCATTGAATCCGGTGAGGTTCGTCCCCTTGGCCAGCGCGAACGTTCCGAGCTTCGCCGTGGTGAGCGATGCGTCTGTCAGAACTACGGTTGAGCCCGCCTGCATGGGCGAGCCGATGGCGGTGGCCAGTGCGTTGGTCGCCGCAATGATCAGGGACTCGTCCGCCACGGTGCTCGGGAATGTCGCGGCAAGGAAGCCGGTCGGTTGCGTGTAAGTCGCCATCCGGCTTGACACGTCGGCGTTGAGGTGAGCAATTCGTGTATCACCCAGATTCGTGAGTCCCACGCCTGCCGTGCCGATGGTCGTCTTGATCGAAGCCGCGTCGGCATCGTCTCCCGATGCAACCGTCGCCGCGACCTTGCCACCTACCGAGATCGAGGTCGCCGCGAAGTTTGTCGGGAAGGCTTGCGTGAGCGAATAGCCGGTCTTGTCGTTGTTGGTTGCCACGATCACACCAGCGGCGAGCGCCACCGCACCACCCGAGAGGTTGTCAAGGTAGCCCGCTCGGAGCGCCGTGAGCCGAGCCAGTAGCGTGGTCGTCCCGCTCGTGTCGGCTCCGGCATAGGTGGAGAGACCCGCCTGGATCTTCGTCACCGCGTCCGCCTTGACGCCCGCTGCTGTGAGCCAATCAGTAGGCACGGCGGGAAGGTTCGTCAGATTCGTGACCGTGGGGATCGTCACGCCGGATTGCGTCGCCTGCAAGAGCACCTTACCGCTGGAATCGATCGCCAGCGCTCCGGCGTTCGGCGGTCGAGTCGCCATCCGAGCGGGCGCACCGACGACCACGATATTCGAGGTCGAACTGCGGGCGGTGATCGCGATATCGTCGGCGTTGGTCTCGGTCTGGGAGATGTCGAAAAGATAATAACCCTTGGCCTTCGTCGAGTCTACCTCTGTCGCGGACGTATCAGTCAGGTCCGCCGCTGCTCCGAAATCCTTGGCGATCGATGCCGTGATGTTGGCTGCGTCGCCTGTTTTGGGTAGGCCCGTCGTGGCGTCAAACGCGAATACGTACACCTTTTGACTGGCTGTATTTTTGAATAGCGACATCAGTGCCCCGCCCCGGCGACATGCCGCAAGTAATAGTGCATCGCGTCCGCTCCGACTGCCGAACCGCCTCCGCCACCGCCTAGCGCCGCCGGCACGTCGCTGGACCAGGTCACGCCGCCCGAGAGCGTGCCCGTGTTGCTGCCGACGCCATCCGCCGCACTGGTGCCGCTGCCCGCCTCAAGTCGCCAGGAAAAGACGGGTGAGAGCGTCGCCGCGTCTGTCGCGCCCGAGGCGATATTGGCGACGTTGGTCGCGCCGATGTCCGATGCCCACATGAAGATATCATCGAGCCCACCCTTGAATGGGCGATCCGTCAAAAACCGATTGCCGAGAGAGAGGTTGACTCCGGTCGGATCGAACGATCCGCTTACAGAGCCGCTGTTGACCTGTGTGCCGCCCACGAACAATTTGAACGTGCTTCCGTTCCACGTCCCCGCGACGTGATTCCACACGCTCGCCGTGATCGTGCCATCGATCGTCGCGCCGTTGATGGAAAAGCGGATATCCGTCGCGGTGCCGAGGAGGAGGAAATAGAACTTGTCCGCATCGTTGATCTGGAAGAGCCGGGGCAAGCTGCCCTGGGAAGTGTCGGGCTTGACCCAGAACGAGGCGCTGAACGCGGTCGCGCTGGCCAGGACAGCGGTGTTGCCACTGCTCACCAGGCCGTCGACGCCACCGAACAGGAGGCTCTTGGTCGATTGCGCCATGAGTTAGCCAACCCGGGTGGACAGGTCCACCGTCGAGGTGTTCTGGAAACTTCCTTCCATTGCACCTGTGGCCCCGTCTATCAGGGTGAACACGGCCGCACCCTGCGCGGTCGGACCAACTGATGTGCCACCAGCCGGAACACCCCAGTTAGTTTCGACGGCAGACCAGTCAATCGTGTTGGCCCCGCCACTGTCATCAAAGCAGTGTCGCATCTTGGCGCGGATGCGGGTCAACCGCTCGTAAACACTTCGCAAATCATGGACGGTCGAGAGCAGTTCGGCTGACTCAGTAGCGGCGGACTGGTCACGAGCGATCTTGATGAAGTCGGCAGCCATACATTCGCCTTTCCTTGATCTGAATCAATTCAGTAGCGGAAGCAGTCCATCAAGACAGACCGTTCCCGTGAAGACGCCCGCCTTGTCAATCGGGATCGTGAGCACCACCAGGCCCTTGCCATCGGGTGGATTGATCGTGGTTCCGCAGACCTGAAGATAGAAGGAGATCGTGCCTCCCGGCTTCAGACCTGCCACTCCAGAAAGGTCAATCGAGCAGGCCAGATCGCCCGAAAGGTTCGTGTTCCCTGTGATCTTGGCGGCTGCCCCATAGGAGCTTGCGGGAATGGCCGCACTGGCGGGTGATCCGTCCGAGGGCGCGATGATCGGTACATCGCTTCCGGGTACCTTGGACCCACTCACGACCGTATAGGGAGAGAGTGTGAGCGTGATCTTGTTGGGTGGCGTGGGGACCTGGAGTCCGTTGTAGACGTTGATCCGATAATTCGAGGGCAGGAAGTTCATTCTGTCTCCGATCGGACTGAAGGGGTACTGAGCACCGCTTACAGGGAAATAAACCCGAGCCACTGCGCTTGTTCCGCCTGGACCGGTCACGGTCACGGTGGCATGGCCCGACCCACTTGAAGGAGTCGTGAGCGTGAACGGAGTCCCGGAAGTCGGCGTGGTCGTGGAGAGCGTTCCCACATCTGTTGAAGCCGTGAGGCTGCCCGTGCCACCCGTAAGCGTTGCCGTCATGGTCGCCGCCGTGCTGACCGCAACTTCCTGAGCACCCGGCGAAACCGCGAGCGAATAAGCCGTGAAGGTAACGGCCCCTGGATCAGTCAGCCCACCATCATTGGTGCAGGCGATGATCTTGTTGCCGGTACTGAAAGGTGTGTATTTGAATGTGTGCGGATTGGCATCCGAGACCAGAAGGCTTGATGGCGTGAATGTTCCGCCGCCACCTGAGCCCACAGCCGGCGTGATGGTCACAGGAGACGATGGTATGGCATCGCACTGGACCGTGAAGTCCGCGGAAGCTGTTCCGGGTTTTCCTGTTGAGGGTGCTGGCGCAGTAAGCGTGTAGGTCGTGGCAACAATTGCGCCCGAGTTCCAATCATCGTATGCCTGACCGATCGGTGTCACCGCCGTATTGAAGTCCACGACACCAGGCGGGACACCTGCGATATCCGGCAAGTTATTGTGCTTGCCGTCGGAGCCGTCGCCCTTGCCCGCAAGTGCGTCATAGCCGTAGTACACGCCGAACAGAGCAAAGGCTCCAGGGCTCTGATCGATGCAGAAGTGATTGTAGTAAGTGGCCCCATAGAACTGCATCATCGCCATGTAACTGATCGTTACCTGGTATTCGAGCGGATGGTATCGACCCGCATAGGACTGCCGATTGATGGTCGGAGTGGACCCGCCCATGCCGTTGGTGTACTGGCCGCCTTCGTAGATCCCCCAGTCGCAATGCCGCGAAAGCGGCGCAGCCGTCGATTGAGCGACAGCCGTGGCTTGCCAGCCGATGAACTGAGCCGAGAACCGGGTCGAGACGTTCAGCCAAGCATCGACGAAATCGACTGAATGCCCAGCGGTACACAGTTCGTAAGTAGCATCGAGTCCCGGCTGCAATGCGGGATATGGCCCCAGATAATCCGAGACCAGGATGAGATCCACCGGCTTGCTATTCGTGTTGCAATAGTCGAGCACCTGTGCGCCGGTGGAAAAATCGTCGAGTTGGCAGTTGAACGCACGGATCAACTCGCCCGAACGTGAGCCGAGCGCCGTGGTCATCCAGCCATGACGATCGGAGGCCACCTTGGCGTAGGCATGCAGCTCGCTACCAAGACCCAGTTCGATGTCGAGTGCGCCGAAATAGCCGAAGTCGGGAAACCGGAAGTTCCAGGGCTCGTTCGAGATTTCCAGGATAAATTTGGTGCCAACCGGCACGATCGACGTGTAGAGCGCCGCAACGTCGTCGATGCACGTCTGTGAGACTGTCGAGGTCAGATTCAGGTGGACAGTACAGCCAACATCAACACAAAGCTCGAAGTAGTCTGCGATCGGAATCCCGGAACGCCCGAACGAGATGGTGCAGGGCGCAGTCGGGTTCAGAGTTGTCAGGGCATGCGGCCCGAAAGCGAAATTTCCACAGGCAAACTGGTTCGTCGCCATGTGGACCGGATCGTACTCGATCCAGTTGAGCAGCAAGGAGAAGTCGATGACGTGACCGTTGCCGCTGGTCCAGTCAGTGTACTTGACCACGAGCGGTGTGGGGAACTGGCCCTTGAATCCCTTGGTCAGGGGCAACGGCGCTCCATTGATCGGCGTCACGGTGAACAGGGCCGGGCAGATATCCGCGTTTGCCGTCCAATCCCCGTTCGGATCGGACCACGTCTCTACCTGCGTGATGGTGTACTGGTTCTGCCCCCATTCGCCACCATAATAAAGCTGCGTCTGGCTCGCATAATCACTGAGTTCCGTGTAGCAGCCGAAGTTCGAGTCGAACAGGATCATCGAGCGCAGCGAGCCCACGCCCGCGAACTTTCGCAGAAAGATCGGGTGAAACTTGGGCGGACTGGCAGGATCAATGTCCGGATCAGGCGGATAGACCTTGAAGTCGGTCATCGGCACGATCGGCGAGCCGAGCGTGCTGTCGCACTTGATCCGCACCGCATCGGCCAGGCACCACCCATCCGTACCGCCCGTGATCTCGACGGTGATGATGCCGCCCGTGGAGACGAAATCCGTCCCCAGGTCGAATCCAAATACCGCATGATTGTAATCGTTAACAGTTGCGGATGGTGACGTGGTCTGATCAACGGTATAGCTCGCAACCGATACACCCGCCTCCTTGACGACCACATTTGCCGTGGTCGTATTGGCGGCGTTGCCGACCCAGCAGATCGCGACCTCCCAGTTGCCCGCCGGGATCGCTCCGAAGGTGAACACCGCCTTATCGGTTGCGAGCTTGCTGTTGCGATGATAGTGACCGTTCCATCCACCCGATTGAACCGTCCATGTCCCCGCCGCGATGGAGAACCGCCCGGTATCCGCATCGTCGCAGATATCCATGAGCCCGGTGGGTGCGTAGAAATTAAACTGTGGCGCAAAGGTCGTGTTCGAGCCATCAACGGCGAAGTTGATCTTGATTGTGTTCCCGGTGGCGTGGCCGGTGTCCATCGACTGAAACGCCATCGTGGTTCCCGGCTGGGGAAGGATCGTCGGGAACCCGGTGACCGCTCCATCCAGGATAAAAGTCGTCGTACCGGTCTGTGGCCAGAGCGGAAAGCCTTCCGAGGAGGTCTCGTTTGGCGGGCCACTCTGACCGAACTGCATGAAATAATTGCCAGTATTTGATGTGTACCTGGGCAAGAGATCCGCGGTCAGATCAGCCGCAGACGCGAGCGTTTGCCAGCCCACGTTATTCTTCACCATGTTGGCATAGAGCGGAACAAATCCCTGCCCGAGTTCAGCAAAATTCCATCCTACCTTGAGCGGTCGCGAGCCCGGCATCGTCCTGCCCAGCGACTTGCCGACCGAGTTCACCACCGCCTGATTCGTGACGGTGGGCAGCGTTCCTGCTGATGTACCGATCGAGCTGCCCGAGATACTGATCGTCACGGTGTCCGTCGTCAGGATCGGCGATCCAGGAACAAGAAACCCCATGAAATTGGCTGGTGGGTTCTGAGATGTCGGCCAGTTCGGACTGACCAAAGTCCGTGTATCCGATCCGTTGATCGTGATCGTGGGCGGCCCGGTCGAGAGGTTCGCCACCGAAGACGATACCGGCTCGGCGTAGCCTGCGGCGGTCTGGAGCTGGACCAGTGCCCCTGACGCGATCGTGTAGTTACCACCCGTGGCGATCGGCAGGACAAGACGGAGCGAGGTCCCCGTGGGCGTGTAGGTGCCAAGATCCTGAAACGTGAACGTCTGGCTCAACGAATCGGTGAGCGTCTGTCCGCCCGCGGGAGCGACCTGCTGATTGACCGAGGACGTCCCCAGCACAGTTGTGCCATCACTGTCGATAATCGAATAGACACAGTTCGTAGATCGATTACTCTGCTCGCCCCACTGAGACTGGACCTTGTAGGTCGAGCCGGGAATGAGTCCCAGGAACAGCCAGGTTGCCGAACCGCCCGACACATTCGAGAAGTGCTGGGAGTTGTTCCAGTCGGCAGCAAAGCTCCCCCAAGATCCACCTGCGAAGAACAGATAGGCAGGTGTGTGCGCACCATCGAGGATCAAATTCACAGCGGGATCAACCGGCACGATACCGATCTTGTTCACGCAAACGAGCTTGCCGATGTCGCCACCCGCAACCTGATCGGTCACGAGGACGCGGAGCGTACCAGATGAGATATAAACAGTAGCGAGAAGCTGAAAAGCGTCAGAAGCATCACCAGGCAGAGCGAAATTATCCGGAACCAGTGCCTGCTGATTGACGATCGTCTTCACGCGCGGAGCGCTGCCGTCGAAGAACCGCCAGGGAACGGTCGTAGCATTTCCAGAACCCGTTGGCCCGCTGTTGGCATAATAAATATTGTAGTTTCCGGTGGCGAGCCCGGTGATCGTCCACTCAGCCGTATTGAGTCCCGATCCGTCAGCAACAACCTTCCAGCCCGACCCTGACCCGAATCCGGTAGCTGTCCATGCAGCACCGACCTTCGCAAAATTTGTGCTGGCATCGAGGATCTGCTGCGCCGTCGTTCCGGCCGTGAGCGGTGCGGCGCTGGAGGTCGCCGAGAGTCCTGTCTTGTCCACCGTGAACAGCGGCTGAGGCGTGTTCAGCGTGTTAAGGAAGGTCGCCTGATAAGGGTATTCGCTCACAACCGATATATTGCCACTTCCGATCGAGGATAGGGCTTCGAGCGCCGCCTGGACCGTCGCCGCCGGAGCACCAACCGCCAGAGCGGAGGTTATGTGGCCGCTTGTGGGCGGAAATTCGAGCGTGTATGTCCCACCAGCCGCGCGGACGTCGATCAGTTCGGTGACCGTAGTGGCATAGGACAGCACATTCGTGGGACTACCACCAAAATCTGTGAGCGCAACGATGATCGTCTCGCCCGACAAGGCCACGCTGGCGATACAATTAACTGCTGACATACCAGTCTCATCCCCTGGTGTATTCGATTACCGGAACCTCGAACGCCTTGCCGCCCCCTGCCTGATCGATCGGCAATGTCGTGAAGAGCGTATGTGTGGTTCCTAGACCATCAATCCAGAGATACTTGTCACGATACCTCGGCGTGTAACCCGCAGGAAAATCATCCACATTGAAGAGCACGGAGCCAAAAAAAATCACATTCGCCTTGAGTGACGGATCAGCAAGGTCAGCGTTGTATAGCTGCACGGAACAGGGGACGGTCGAAAAAGACGGCGTTCCAATCGAAGGATAACCTGCATTACCATCGAGATCGCCATCGCCCGAGTACGCCGTTGCTCTCGCGTAGATATCGATGGTGTTCGTGGTGATGTTTGGCGAGGGACCATTGAGCATCAATTCCTCCGGTACGATCGCCAGCCGTTGTTCAGGATGGCTCTGGCGTTATCGGGAAGGCCCATGCGCTTGCGATCAAAGAACTCGTAGGAATAACGATCACCCGTCTCCTTGCGAAACACCCACGCCTTCTTCAGTTGCCAGATCCAGTCCTGAATCGTGCAGATCACCGCTTGCTGGACATCCGCGGGCACCGTGGCAAAGCCAGCATCGTAGACCACGCGAATATTCTGGACGCCCCAGGGAAAACCGGAGAACACACTCGTGCCACCCAGGGAAAACACGGGATCATAATTGCCGCCCGTGCCTAGATTGATGATTCCCCTGGTATAGTTCGGAGTGTAACCGGAAAGCTCCGTAGCGTAGACGTCCAGGCTTGCTCCGCTCCCATTCCCCTGGAGCGCTCCCTGCACGCTCAGGATGGGCCGGATATCGGCTGTAGGATAAAGGGCAAAGTTCTGAATCGTCTTTGCGACCCAGGCTGTACTGAGGCCATTGATCGCACTGGTCAGCGCCTGGATCGTGAGGTTCGCAGCAGCAGCTGGAGCTGCTCCGGAGGTCAACGAGGAGAGCGTGACCACGCCCGTGACACCCGTGACCTGGCGGGTGATCGTACCGGCCCCTCCGTTGGTGGTGGAGACATAGATCCGGTATCCCGTGCCGTTCACCGGCAGGAGCGGAAGATCGAACGTGAGCACCTGGCCCGAGGTCACCGTCACGGACTGAAGCGGACAGGGCACGCTCTCGCCCGAGGAGCCCACGATCGAATAGGCACACAGATACGTTCCGGGAGCGATCGAGCCTCCCGTACCTGAAGCCGCCACCGTGAACGTGAACACGGGCGGTGTGTTGAAAAAGAACCCGTAGCTCGTGGTCACCCCTGATGCCGTGGCACTCAGGGAGAGGCCCACCACGGAGAGACCGGAGTCGCTATCACCGATCGTCGCCAGATTGACGAGCGCGATCTGATTGTTAGACGTGTCTCGGTTATCAATCGTGATCGCAGGGGTGGGATTACAGGAGAGCCGGTAGATGCGGTTGATGGGGTATTGCCGGAGCACCAGTTGCGAGAAACCGTTGCCGTCATAGGTCTCGTCATAATTCCAGTAGGCGAAATCCCGCGTGCAGTATTTCTGCACGGCACGCGAAGCCGCAAGGATCAGAGCCGGAAGGGCACTCTGATCCTGCGGCAAGGCTCCGGAAAGCTCTCCCACGACCTGAGAGAGAGTCACCAGCGGGATCACAGGCATCGTTCAAACACCTGCTCCCTGAAGAGACTTGACAGCCACATTCGCCACGAGAGCGGCCATGAGCTGGCGCCACTGATCCTGGGTGATCTGCATGTTGGCCGGAGCGAGCTTCTGGAACTCCTCATGAGTCCCGATGTTCGCAATTGGCCCGCACGTCTTCATACCGTCAATCGTGGGCAAACTGGTTGGACACCGGCGCTTGTACACCATATAGGTGCCACGGTCCTCCACCTTCTGGGGAGGCGCCAGAGAAGCACAGCGAGGGCAGACCACATCCGGAATCACCGGAGATTTCTGTTCGAGTGACGGCTTCAAGGGGCTGTCGAGGAAAGCGCTCTGTTCTTGCATGGAAGCCTCAGAAGGTAATCGGTCCACTTCCGGCAGAACGTCTCTGCCGAGTAACTGGTCTTCACGGTCAGGCTCGCAAACCTCAGAAGGTTCTGGCCCTGTTCGTTCGTGATCTTGATCGCGGCTCGCTCCACTGCCTGAGCCAGCAGGTTGCCTGGGCTGTGGACTGGGACGATTTCGACGGGACATGCGTGTGATTTCTCCGCATCGCGCAGGATGCCCACAGGCGTTGCCACCACGGGCAACCCCAGGATCATGGCCTCCAGTGCCGAATATCCGAACCCCTCGGAGAGACTGGCCGAGAGCAGACAGTCCATGGCCAGATAGGCACTACCAATATCTTCCTGCGCCCCAGGAAAGAAACACCGGGTCGTCTGGCCATAGGCGCTGGCGGCGCAGTTGAGCAGCTCGGGACCATCACCCACGAGCACACCGTACCAGTAATCGGGCAGATTGCTGATGGCACGGATCAGGGCCTTGGGGTCTTTTTCCTGGGACGCGCGACACACCATGCCCAGCACCCTGGCACCCTGGGGGATTCCCCAGAGATCACGCTGACCCACACGGGTAATCCGAGGAACCAGACGGTCCTCATTGACACCGTTGCAGATGACCGTGGCGTCCTCGCGACGATCTTCTGGAATCGCCTCCAGCGCAGCTTGGGAGACCGCAACATACTGATCCACCCAGGGTGAGGCATCATGGTTGGCCTGGACGAACTCGGGGAACTGGCCGTCGCCGTGCGCGACCATCGTGACCCGTGCCACATCGCTGGATTTCTGGATGAACTCGAGATCACCCATTCCCCAGGTAATCAGGATATGAGACTCCTGGATGATCCCGGAAACCTCCGAAGGGCACCGGCCCACAAAGCACCCGAGATCCTCGAAAGGCCGAATTTCTTCGTGGGTCGGATGATCCTCGACAACACCAAGGCCCACGACCTCGATCTCAGGATGATCCTTGAGGCTCCTGATCAGGATCTGGTGCCAGGTCTCGGTGCCGCCCGTCCGACTCAACTGGGGCACCAGAAAGCCCACGCGAAGACGGCTCATGATGGGCCTTCCGGGTTCCAGAGGATGCGGTGACCCAGAGCCGTCACCTCCGAATCGACAATCACACCCACGGGAACCCTCCGGCCATCGGAGTCATAGGCGTTATTGCCGCCATCCGTCTGATCCACCCACTCTTCCCTGGGCTCGGAATCGGTCTCGAAATCCGGATCAAGCTCGAAATCGGACTCCTTGGATTTCGACTCGTCGCCCTTGAGGCTGGTGTCCTTGGCCTCGGTCTTGACCTCCTTGGATTCGGAGCGAGGCGAGGCTGTGACATAACAGAACTGATAGAACCCGGGACGATCGGTCTCACCCAGAATGCGGATCTTCACAGCGACACCTCCTCTCTATCGTAAGCACGGATGTAGGGAAGGGCCTGCTCGCGAGTCAGTTGATCGAACCGGGAATCCTGGCAAGTACATCCCGAGACCCGGAATTGACAGCCCAGAGCAAACGGAGTCGCCCTGACCACATCCACCTTCTGGCAGCTCTTGCACCGCCCAAAGATCCGCTCCGTGGTTCCGTCCTCGTTGATCCGGATCAGTCCACAATCTTCGCATCCACAAGCCTGGATTTCTTTGTCGTAATATTTGTAGCTGAATGCCTCTTGAACCAACTCCAGACCACATCGGGGACAGGCGGGTTTCTCCATGCCTTCGGGAACATCGAGAATCTCGTCTTCTGGCTCTTCTTCTGGCCTGAAGATCTCGTTCAGTGCCGGATCATCGATCTCCTCGATCTTGCCCAGCAGCTCGCTGGCCTTCATGACCGTGATCGTATGCCCATTGGAATCGATCTCGTGACCGGCATACTGCATGTAGAGAGCGATGTCGCCAGGATTCACCGGCATCGGCCAGCGGCTCTCACCATCCGGTTTCGGACGTCCTGGCCCCGCGAACAGCACCCGGCCGCGCTGAGACTTCTTGCGCGCCGTCTCGGGAATCAAGATCCCGCCCTGGGAGACCGAGGAGGTCTCCAGGGGCAGGATCGCGATGTAGTCATCAAACAGCGAGATGCGGTGGACCATCGCTTGGACTCGTGTGGTTAAACCGTGGCCTTCTTGAGGCCCAGGCTGGATTCCGAAAGCGGATCAGGGCCAAGGTCAGCAGCATGCTCCGTGCCTGTGTCCTTGTGATCCTGATCGTCATCCTCATGCCAGATCGAGACCTTGGGATCAACCTCGAACTTGCCGTCCACGGTGATCCCCGCATCCTGAAGCACCTGCCGTGCCTTCTTCTTGATGGCGGTCTCGTGCTCCAGGTCGCTCTCCAGCGCAAAGACCTCGGAATCGTCGATCACAACGACATCATTCTCACCGACAGAAGCCCAGTGTCCGACCCCCTGATCGTACCACACCACATCCCCTGGCTTGAAGGCAATCGAATAAGCCGCCTTGCCAGGACCCACGAACAGCACAACACCTCGCTGCGCCCTCTTGCAGTCCTCGCCCGCGCCATGATCCTTGTGGGGATCACAGCACGGAGCCGGAGGATCAAGAGGCGCCACCACAAGGTGATTCACGAACAGTTTGAGACGCGGCATGAAGACCTCCGATCAAGGAACCGCCACGACCGCACCCGCGTTCGCCGCGCTCTGAGGGCAGGGGACATAGGCCATCTCGGTGGCCACAACGATGACGGAGGTGGGCGTGGCCGCCACGAGCGTTTTCAGGTACGGCTTCATCCACTTCGCAGTGGGGAAAAGCTGGATGATCGCCTCGGTGGCGATCTCCACCTGGAACGTCTTGCCGCCCGTGAGGTCCTGCACCATCTTGGCGCCGGTGATCGTGGCATAGGTGCCACCTGAAGTGGCACTCCACTGGAACTCGAAGTCCACGGTCCCCGAGGAGCCAATAGTCCCCTCGTTGACGTAGGCCACGAAGCGACGGCCGATGGTGCTATCCAGCGAGATCGCATCACCGTAATAGCTGCCCGTGCCGTTCTTCGCCTGGATCGTCGAGACAAGGTTGTGCGTCTCACTGATCCTGTTTGAGTACATGGAACATCCTCCTGGAGGATTCGTGAAAGAAGAAACGAAAACTCTGGACGAACAGGATCAGTTGAGGTAGATGACCGGAGCCACCGTGTCGCCGTTGGCCAACGTCAGATAAGTATTCAATGCGCTCTTACCATCGGCACGCAACAGAAACCTATAGGTCATCTGATTGCTCTGGAAGTTAACATGCTCGCTCGAGGCCACCTCGAGTTCCTGGCGCAGGCCCAGGAGGTAGGGCATGGGGTCGATCAGGCAGATGTCCCGTGCCGTCCCGGAAGACGACGGGAACTGGCTGCGGACCACCGGCATCCCGAAGAGCATCATCGGGGTCCGCACCGTGGCGGGACCACCCGTGGTTGCCGGGAAGTTGGGCAGGAAGATGACGCGACCCGTACCATCGGTCAACTGGAGGAGAGCGGCATACGCCGAGGGGCTCACCATCCAGAAGTACCGGTTCTGCGCCCCCTCGTCGGGAAGCATCAGGCTGACCATCGTGGCCAGGTCGGAGAGCAGTGCGCCGTTGGCAGCCGCTGTGCGATTGCGGGGTAGGGCCGAGGTCGCATTCGTCATGCCCGAAGGCTGGGCCGCACCGGAACCGTTGAAGATCGACTGCGCTAGATAGAAGGCCGCCGTCTCGGCAAAGTTCTCGGTCAGCATCGACTCGAACGCATAAGCGTTGTCGAACAGAAGCTGACGCGGCACTACCGTCAAGGCACCGAACAGATTCATCTTGAGATGGATCTGACGAATCGCCATCACGGTGTTGTTGAACGGCATGTTCTCCTGGAGCCAGGACCCCGTCATGCCGGCGAGGAAGGGCGAGGCGCCGTTGCCGCCCAGGGAGTAATCCTTGGTGGGCTCGTAGTAGTCGAGCGTAGTCACAATCCGCTTCGTGACTCGCTCCACCAGCACCGACTTCATACCCATGAGCGTGAAGAAGGTCTGGCTGAACTCGGGCTTGAGGGCGAAACCGCCGTAAGCTCCGATGTTCTCGGCCTGGGTCGTCTGGGCCTTCTCGACCGTCCCGTCGTCACTCACTTTTTCCATGCGAGTGGATTCATCGAACTGCCCGTTGAACTCCTTGGACACGGGCATGTTGTACTTCTTGGAGAGCAGGTTCATACCCTTGGTATAGAAACCGCCCATGGTGTCGTGGCTCGTGGAGCCCGCCCACCCGATAGCCTGGAGGCACTCACGAAGGGACTGCTCCTCCTTGGGCTTGGCCTGCTCCTGGCCCACCACGGAGAAGTCGAGCCCCTTCTTGGAGGACTCGCCCAGGGCCTTGGTGAGGCCCTTGAGGATGGTCTGGGCGATGTCCTGGTAGTCGGACATGGCCTTGACCTTGGCCTCCTTCATGCCGTTGTCGTCCTTGACCAGGAGCTTGCCCGAAGAAAGCAGCTCGACGACATCCGCCTCTTCAAACTCATGCTCCGACTGAACCGGAAGGTTCATGAAGCTCTTGGCGACCACATACGTCTTCAGTGCCATGAATGGTCCCCTTGTGCGGGAACCCGGCGATGCGGATGTCTCCCCCTGGGGGCGGCCCCAGGCTAACACTTACGCACACCTTGATAGACAGGAAGAACTGGGGGCGGCCCCAGGCCCGATATCGATCGGGGCTTCACACTCGTCCCAACATTACCGCAATCTGATCGAGGACCGCAACCTCCATCGCTTTTTTGTGCTCCGGAGTCGAACGGATCATCTCCACGGCGACAGCCATATCGGAGTCGTTCCAGGATGACAGATCCTCTTTGGTTTCCAGGGCCTTGGCCTTGCTCGGTGGCTTCAAGGGTTCCGTCTTCTTGCAATCCGCCATCTTGAGCCCCCGATGGTGTGCCGTCGGTGTGTAACCATCACCCATCTTCTTGTACATCTTCACACGAACCGCGGGATCTTCCTTGCTGCCCATGATGTCATCTTCGACATCCGGAACCATCTCCTTGGTATGCACGCTCATGCACTTGGCGTACCCCTTGACATGAGACGCCATGCACTTGACATGATCCCCTGGCTTGATCGGAGGACCTTCGTCCCCGTCCTCTTCCTCTTCTTCCTCAACAACGCTCTGAGCCCGCTCCACCGCGTCACCCTCGTCCACTTCCTTGGATTCCATGGCCTCAGCCAGACCATCCGCAAGGATCTGGGCTGGATCACCGAAGAGATCGATCGACTCCAGGGACATCCCCTTGACCAGGGCCTCCATCTTGAGGTTCTTCTCGTCCTGAATCTTCAAAGGCTCGAACGCCTCGAACGCCGTGATTGCCGCCTCGCAGAACTCGGTGCACGCCGCACCGATCTTGTCGGAATACGAACCCGGCTCCTCGCGCCAGTCGTAGATCACGCTCCAGAGATAGGAGTTCAGGGAACTCGTGAGTGCGTCCACGATCGGCCGCAGCATGGCGACGCGCACATCCCCGAGCTTCTCACCCTTGGCCTCGGCATGATCCAGAAAGCCCTTGAAGATCGTCTCGCTCGTGCAGGAGCGCGCGATCATCTCGCTCGCTTCTTCCTGGGACGCCACGAACTCGCTGGCTTCCTGAACCAGTTCCTTCGCGAACTTCACCGGCTCGTGATCAAGTACGTCGCCCATGGACCTGGCCCCTTTCACCAGCGTGATGGCATCCGGGTTGGCCGGAAACACGAGTACGGAATACTCCAGAAGCGACCACTCGCGATACACCGTCTTGGCATCCGCCCAGCTCGGATTCTTCTGGATCTCGGCACGAGTCGGTGGTCCCCAGCGAATCGGCAGGAACTTGATGGAATGACTGGAGAGGAAATTGTCCTTGACCTGCTGGCAAACCTTCTGGCCCAGTTCCAGCTTCGTATTGAACTGGTGCCTGGCAATCAGGCCGCGACCATCCTCCGTCGGCTTGATCCATATATTTTTAGCAACCGGAAAAGCCGCATCCCCATCCGAGGGATTTCCCTTGGAATGCCCGAACATCACCACCCGGTTACGGCGATAGTCGTCAAACCGCCCTCCCGAGGGCACCACGACCTCACGATCACGATCCAGTCGATCCGTGTTGATGATGACAATCGCCTCGTCATCACCCACAGGACCATCCTGGGACACGGACTGATAGTATTTCTCGAGAGGTACGGACGACATCTCAGAGGAACTCCCGAAACTTCACTGATTCCGAAACAGCTTCCTCGGCCTGAATTCGATCAATATCTGCTTCTGTGATAGAAGATCCGATATTAGTAATCATCGGATTGATCTCCGGAATAGCACACCCGTCATCAACTGGACCGAACTCAGGGCTCTCAAGAAGAAGCCGAAACTCTGGCAGAAATCCCGGACTCATCTCACAACGAACCACCCTGGCACCAAGAGGAATAGCATCCTTGACGATCTTGTAGTGATGCTCAAAATCTCCAAAAAACATCGAAATAAATTGATCGCCAATCCGCAAGACCCGAACTCGTCTACCAAGATCACTCATCACCGTTCTCCAAACGCCAGTTCATCCAGTGGTCCGCGACCCGCAATCCAGCCTTGTTCGTCATCCGCGTCCACATAGAAAATGAAGATGCAGTGGCAGCTCGACATGCAAACGCTATCGCCGATGGGATCAAGAGTTCCTATGGGCACAATACCAAGATCCTGCTGGTAGATGCAATCATCACACGGTACGTCAAGACCAATGTGCTTGCGGCGCTCCAGGGAAAAGACGATGGAGCCGATCATGTGCGAGCGCACGAAGTTGATCGCACTGGGCCAGACCGCACCCCCGTAGAGTTCCGCCTGGGCCGCGAATTGATCTGGCGAGTAAGGTGTCGGCGTTGTGTCGGCGACCTGGGTGGAGAGCCCGCGATCCTGAAGGTCGCGCTGAAACTTCCGCATGAAGGAAAGGTGGTACTTGAGCGCCTCGTCGATCCTGTCTCTGTCGTCCTCGGAAAGTGAGCGGGGACCCGAGAGCGCCAGTACGCCCGCGGTGATGAACTCGCGGAGCGATCGACCCATCCGTTTGAAGAACGTACCTGCCTTGTCGCGAAGATCACCGAGCAGGCGCTTCTCGGGCTTCGCCTGGGCCTCCAGGATCGCTTCCGTGAGACTCTGGGCCTCAACCCGGAAATACGAGCGGGCCTCGTTCCGGATCACGTGCAGGAGGTCATAGCGGCGCCTAGGCGTGATTGTGAGCAGATCCTCATCCAGGACCTCGAGAGCATGATCCAGGATGGCCTGGGCTCCCGGGTCCTTACCAGCGAAAGGGCTGCGATACTCACCCTCCCGTTCCACACCCTCGAGAGCCTTCTTTTTGCCATTGTTGCTGCCAACATCATCTTCCTCGGCAAATGGCTTATCGTTGGCTCCCGTGGGCCGCTTCTTGCCGTTCTGGTTCTTGTCGCCGCGCGAGAGCTTGGCACTTCCGGAATCGGCGGGTTTCCCTGCTGCCTGGGCCTTTGCAAGCCTGGTAGGATCGTTGGCATACTCCAGCGGCACGTAGCCTACGGGCACCCGGATGATATCACCCCCTTCCACGGGTGGCAGACCTACGGATCGCCGAACCTCATTGGTCTGCATGTAGCCTTCCCGCAGACCGCTCTCATGCTCCTCTCGCTCCTGTACCCGATCCGCCGCAACCGGATCGTCAAACGCGATGAACTGGCGTTCCAACTGTTCGCCATCATCGTCTTTATCGTAAAGAGTAATGAAGTGTGCATTCCAGTGCTCGGCCAGTTTCCAGCAGCACGGTCTCACCGCATCCCTGCTGAACCAGAGCAGAGCCGCATCCATGTTGGCGCGGTTGGCCGCCGTGCCGTCCACCAGGGGAATAGGCACCCGTGCGGCTCTGGCCACGTCATGAAGCACCGAGGTGGACAGGGCGATCTCACCCATGTCCGTGGGCGACCAGGACACCGGCTTCAGCTCCATGCCTCCAGGGGGCACCCAGAGCCGCCCAGCACCCGACATCGAGTATTCCTGCTCATACTCGATCTTGATCGATTCGATCGCATCCCTGTCCACCGTGACCTCGCCCCCCTCTTCCTTGGGGATCAACATGGCGTCGGGACGACCTCGATTCCGGAGCGTGCTCTGGCGATAACTGATCTGACTGTCGTAAATATCCGCAAGCTGACTGTTGGCGCGGAGCCAGGAGGTGGCTGATGTGTAAGGATCGACAAGGTTCAGTTCCTTGCCGTAAATCAACCGGCTCGGATCGAGGACAGAATTGGCACCACCACCCGTGAAGATATAATTTTTTACCACATCCGTACCGCTGAAATCCGGCTGCACGTACACCATCCAGGAGGGCAGCGGCCAGATCTCCTCGGGAATCCCCAGGGGACCCATGGTCCAGTACCAGAAATCGCGACCCTCGATCTCCCGGTAGAGCTGCGCCAGTTCCACGAGCTGAAAGGCTGTGAGCCAGGGGTTCGGCTTCTTGAAGGCGCGGAGGATCGGGCTCTCAGTGACCTCGTCCACCCGATCCACACCCGCCAGCCGCTTGGAGACATCCGGTCCCGCATTGCTCTCCAGGTATCGCTCCATGCGGCGGCGCTCGACCTCGTAGAACCTCCGCGTCTTCAGCCGCGGCGTGTTCTCTCCGCTCTTGGTCGTGGCATACAGGCGCTTGCTCGTGCTGGCCACCGCTCCAGCCTTGACACTGGCGCACACGTACACCGCGTTCTTGAACTTCTGGACCAGCTCGATCGGCGCCAGCGGTCGCTTCTGACCGAAGGCGTCGGAAGGACCCTGACTCCCGGTCCCGTACACCACCCGGATGCGGCCCCTGGGATTCGCGCCGCTGCCGCGATTGGCCACAGGAGACCGCCTGGGAGAAAGCCGGCGAAAGGAAGCAGGTACGGGCACGTTAAGTGGCCCTCAGCTTTTCCGGAAGGGGCTCTCGACAAAACGGACAATCATCACGACCCGCAGTTGAGAACCAGGCATCGCAGACAAGACACGTCCACATATAGTAATTCGGCTTTGTGAACACAGGAGCTTCCATCTCGCTGCCGCCCTCGGGAGGTCCAGAGACCTCATCACTCCAGACAATCGGTATCCCAAACAGAGTCTTCGGCTGCTCGTTCACTGGTCTGGACAGCGGAACTCCCAGGAACGTATATGGCTTGCTCGTCTTGCCCATCTTGACACCTCCTTGAACTCACAATACGCCGAACATCTGAACGCCGCAACACCTTATGCTGAGTTCCCACCGTCACGCACGCTGCCTGTGCCGTGAACGAGCGCTACAGAGACGGGAACAGTACCGCACCTTGGTGTACTTGTTGACCTTGAAAGGAGCCGCACACCTCTCGCAGACCCGGATGACGTCATCAACTCCGGAAACACGGCGGCTCTCTGATTTGCAGTTGTTGGAACAGAACCGGATTCTTCCATGGGAAGCCATGGACTCGAAGGGCCTGCGGCACTGTTCACACACAAAGGATCGAGGGGTTCGCTTCTCATGGGGCTTCCTGTTGTGCTCCCTGTGCCAGGCAATCCCCTGCGGGCTTTCATGCCAGGCGCCGGAAAACGATTGACCGTCCCGGATCTTGTCCCGGAACGCATCCTTGAGTTCCTCGCTGAGCCGGAGGTAAAGGTTCCGGTAATCCTTGCTGGAAAGACATTCAAGGTTCTCAATATCATTATCAAGAAGGTTGCCATTCTTCTGGTGCACCTCCATACCTTCAGGGACTGGTCCGTGATGATGTTCCCAGACCGCCCGGTGCAACCTTTGCCCATCCCGAGATGTGAAATAGACACGATCCGCCCACCACGGTGAATCCGGGTACCTCCGGTAGATCCTACCGTTGAACCGGACTCGCTCCGATCTGGACACGAGAGTTCCTCCTTCCTCCTCATGCGCTATTCCACCCATACGTCATCAGGTGCTCGATCTGCTTCCGTTCGCGCCACTCCTCCTGTTCCTTGATCTGAAGGATATTTTCTTCCTGGGTCGCAGGAACAACAGGTGCTTTCTGATAATCTATGCTCATAACGAGATAGCGCAAAGAATCTTCCGCGTGGTTATGAAGGTCCAGAGGAACCTCATTATCGTTCTTCGTATCTCTTCCCGGAGGCCAGATGTACGCACCCATCTCATCCTCGAGACAGATCGGATGGCCCTTTTCAAGAAGCTGCGGATCAGGTTCCAGTAGAGAATCCCGGAGCACCCGCAGACCAGGCTTACCATCACCGCGCAGCTTCAGCCGCTCCGTGACGTGATCGATCCCGCGGCGGATCATCTTGCGAGCGTTCACTGTACCGATACCATTTTCGGCCAGAGTTGCCCGATCCTCCGCATCGTGGTCAGAAACGGTATAGGCAATAGAATCACCTCGATCCAGATCAATGATCCGCTTTGCGTGTACCTTGACAGTCTGATGTGTACGGTAGAGCTGACGGTAAATGTAGAGGACGTTATCGTGATCCACGGCCGCCCAGAGACACACGAAAGGATTAACAAATCCGAAGTCAATAGATCGGATACGCCTCCAGGACCCAGGGATCTCGAACTTGTCGATCATGTGGATACGCGGGTCCCAGCCCGGATAGACCACACCCTCGGCCTGCACCCAGAGGCCCTTGTAGAGCCGCTCCCGCTCCAGGCCGATCAGATTCGCCAGGGTCCCGAGCACATAGTCCTTGCCCGCAGGCGTCCAGTCGTTCCTGTCATGATCGTAGTACCGCGGGTTGTCGCGGTGGTCCGTCTCGATCCAGCGGATGCGCCTGGCCTGATAACGGCGGTAGAGCCAGTGCGTGGGAGAACTCGGGTTCGTGTCGCCCGTGATCTGCTGGTAGGGGGTCTTGTAGTTGCGGAGCCGGGTGGTGAGGTCCTGCCAGTCCTTCTCGGTCAGCTCGATGGCTTCCTGCACATAGATCGCGTCATACTCGTTTGACATGACCGCGGCCTTGTTATCAGCCCCATTGTGCTTCATGCCGCGAACGATGATCTCGGAGCCGTTGGGGTAGACGTACTTGTCACGGTTGCGGCGCTGGATCTCGTTGACACCGACCGGCGCCCCGATCGGGAGCATCTTGAGCACGATCTCCTCGTAGGTGAAGAGTACCGACTCGTTCATACTCTCGCGGTTCTTCCGCACGAAGAGGATTCGGCAGCCTGGCTTCACCAGGCACATGGAATGATATTTCGCGATGATGGAAACCGATTTTCCAGTACCGGCAGGTCCAGTCATGAGCACTTCTTTATCTTGTGCCCACCACTGCTCCTTCGAGCCACCGAAGAGCTTGAGCCTGTTCGCCGTCGGTGCGCTCAGGTCCACGGACATCAGAGATTCTCCCGAACTTCCTCGGGCATCCTCATGGGCTCCAGAAGGTGATCGCAGCCACGATGGCGCGCCTCGGTGGGGTCCTTGATATAGTAAATGTGATCGACACACCCGCACCAGCACTTCCACCTGGGCCGCCGAGGCTCGCCCGTGTCCTTGTTCACCATCACGATCCCACAGTCCCAGCAGCGATAGGCAATCTCGCAGCGCACGAAGGAGAAATGCTCGCTGGCCGCAGCCAGCGGCTGCTTGCAGTACGGGCAGGGGGGCATCCAGACCCCATCGTCGCCCAGGATCTCGGCCGTGAACGGATGAGGATTGTCCACGAGCTTGTAGTCTGGAGGGATCTTGCAGAAATGACTCAGGAGATGAGGTATCCCCAGGCGCATGTCGTGAACCATGCCGTCCGGGGTCTGATAGATGTGATTACTCATCTTTGGTCTCATCCACACGTACAACCACGTCAAAAGCAACCGGGTCTGCGCTGACATCGTAATGGTTGATATGTTGCTCCGAACGCATCTCGACATGCTGTGTGCTCTTGCCAAGCACGCGGTCCATGACCTCTTTGGCCGAGTTGAGGTCACCGTTGATCGCCTGGTTCACCAGCACCTTGGCCAGATGAAAGCTTTTAGGGAGACCATCATCGGTCTCCTCGGCGAGCTGATCGATCATGTGCCCGCGCGGGTCCCACCACGGGAAGTCATGGTTCGGGCTCGTGTGCTTCAAGCCCACGGGTCCCGGATCAGGCTCGCCGTTGTGCTTGACATCCGTGGCGCCCTTGACGTGGCTCGCGATGGCCAGGGCGTGATCATGCCGGTTGTCACCCGGAGGATAGAAAGCCTGGAGCACCTCCTCCAGGGGCGGCAGGGGCACATCCATGGTCGAGGTCTTCGTGATCTCGTTCAGGAAGTCCCGGGGCGTGAGCTTCGCATCCGCCTTGCGGCGCCTCGGCTTCGACTCCGCTTCCTTGCCCCGCCGCGATGTGCTCGCCATCACTCACCCCTGTACCGTGCCGTTATAGGCCGCCGAGTCCTCGCAGTTCTGCACCAGAGCCTCCCAGAGCTTCGGCACGAGCAGACCCACGCGCGTGGGCCTCACAGGCTCGAGCAGTTGCACGGGCACACCCTGAAGATCCTGGACAGCCTCGTCCTCATCAGTGATCTTCGTGTACTGGCCATCCGCCCGCGGGTGCAGGTGCACGAGCACGCTCAGATCGAGTCCAAGACATTGCCGCGGCCGGCTGGCATCGACACAGGCCAGCACATCCACCCCGTAGAAGTTCACGAGCTGGTGGAAGGAGAGGAAGTGCCGATCACCGCTCAAGGAGTAGACGATACCGGGATGCACGGCATAGCGGAGCCTAGTCACGGGCTTCAGGCGCATGTTCCTCCTCCTGGGGTTCGCAGTATATCACCGCAGGACCATGATCCCTGTCGGCCCAGACCGCAAACGGTCCAGGGCGAAATGTGGGCTGCACGATCAGGGCGCTCCCGAGGTCCGTGTGGCCTGCGTCCGCGAGCAGAGGCGCCACGATCTCCACGAGCACACCCTCGTAATGTCTCTGATCCCCCAGATGCGCATCCAGCCAGCGCGTGGCTATCGTCACAAGATCGGATTCCATGTAAGGTCTCCCGGCGTCCCAGAAAGGAATAGCATTCATGCTATCCAAAGAAAAAACCTCCGGAAAGAGGGAACTTGCATCCCCGCCTTCCGGAGGCCCACCTATCTGACCCACGACAGTCAGATGTTCCATGCTATCCAGGGCGTCAAGATCAGAGCAGGGACTTGCGGTCGCGCCAGGTCTCCTGGACAGGCTCAGGAGGAGCTTCCGGAAGATCCTGGCCCTTTTCTACCATGAACCGCTTTGAAGCCTCCAGGAGATCTCCTGGGTCATAAGAAACAGGCAGGAAGCGATTCGGATAGGGCTCCACGAACCGCCACGTTTTCTTCGTGGACTTCGTGAACTCCACATGCAGCGTCTCGGTGCCTTCCGGATCACCCTCCAGGCGCACAGGCTCCTGGACGGGCTCAGAAGGAGTTCCTGGAACAGCGTGGACCTTTTCTGCCTTGGATACTCCGGAACGCTCCAGTGGGCCTCCTGGAGCAATCTGTGGCACCGACAGCATCGCGTTTCTCACTGGACTGTTCAGCACAGGTGGTCCATCGAACCTGGCAACAAAACTCATGGGCTTGCCCGCCTTGTTCCGGGGCACGACCTCTTCCCGGCTCTGCTCACTCACAGATTCCAGCACACACGCATCCTGCTGCTGTACCGACTCTACTATCTTCTGTACCAGGGTGACCGCCACGGGCTCCACGACCTGATCCAGGACTGTCGTGCGATCCAGCAGCTTCGCGGTGCGTCCGTCCCAGTCCACGAACGTCAGACCATCCAGACCGGCACGCGCATGCGCGATGGCCTGGGCGGCGCTCATGGTGACCCAGCTCAGCTTGTTCAGAGCACGCACTCCCAGAACGCTATGATCTCGAGGATACACCGGTAGGCTCACATTCTCCTTTTCACCCAGCACATGCCCGATCAGGAGCGTCCCCTCCGCAGAGAGGGTGGGGAAGCCGATGTGTTCCGTCACGGTTCGCCAGTACACAGGGATTCGCATCTCGTTCATGGGCGCTCCAGAAAAAGGGCTCACTCCCGTTCCGCCTTGGCACGCATCGCTTGCACAAAAGCAATCGCCGCCATGTCCTGGATGATCGGGGCCAGCACGGGAAAATCCCGGATCATGGTGCGGAACTCCTCCACACCGATCTCCATCAGCGTGATAGCCAGGACCTCGAACTCCCGCTTCGAGAGGTTGCTCAGGTTGTCCACCAGTTTGGTGAGCGACTCATCCGCCATGCGCTGCACATACGCCTGCTCTTGCGGAGTGATCATGGGCGCTCCAGGGAAGAAGTGCGTGACGCCAGCCGTGCCTGCTTCTGGATCGACTGGAGCAATTCCAGACAGATCCGATGCTGATCACGATCCTTACCGATACTGCACCTCATCTTCGCTTCCTGAAGATGTACCTGACGCTCCACCTCGCGAGTCAGCGCCTCGGCGTAAACCATCTTGGCAGGACCTTCAAGAAACGGCCGGAGCACCTTCCTGGACTGCTCGGGAGTCATCCGGAAAGCATGCACGAAAAGATCCTGAACCTTCCTGGTTTCTCCGGACTGCTCGCACTCGTGCAGTTTCTCATGATGGTTCCAGCAAAGCGGAACCACATCATTCAGCCTTTCCTGACCGATCCGCTCGTAAGTGATGTGGTGCAACTCGTAGACGGAATCACCACAGACCAGACAGTGCTGAGGAAGATTCGAGATCCGATAGCATTCCCGGAAATCCTGCCAGTGCTCACTGTTCAAATACCGATGGTACGTCAGGCCATGCTGGCAAAGATAGCCACGAAGTTTCTGCTGATCCGGCATGATGTGCTCCCTTGTGAGGGGACGAACCCAGGAAAGCGAGGCCGCAAGGGGACAACCTCGGTCCTGGGATTCGCCGGTCGGTAGCTACTCCGACCGTTCCCGTCCGCATTCTACTTGCGACCCAGGAAAGAAACCAGTATCCTCGGAAATGGAATGCAGGTCGGCGCCCAGACCTCTTCCGATAGGCTCGCTCAGAAGAGCCACATTGATCCCAAGCATCCCGGGCGTCACACGGTTGTTCCGCTGGGCCTCAAAAACCCATGAGCAGCCGTGATGGGGTGGCGATGGACCGGGACTCCTGCGGGAGACGTCCTCAGCCGTAAAATAATACTTCGTGGCAAGTGCGTCGAACCCGTCGTGAGACGGTCGGCTGATCCTTGCCCCGCAGCTTTTCCGGTGGACGTCCGCACAGCGTCCCTGGTACAAGCGCAGCAAATTTCTTCTTGGACTTGTTTGAGCTGCGCTTCCGCA